TCTGGACCAAAGGTAGAACCTGTAAGCTCTAAGAACCTTGCGACACTAGATATATCTTGATTAGCTTGAGCTTGTGCTAATGGAGATATTGATCTAACCTTAACTTCTCTTCCGTTTACTGTAGGAACCTCTATGCGACCTTGTTTTTTCAAAATGTAAATTACACGTTGAAGTACAGGTTGTACAAGTTCTGCTTGTAATCTACCAAATGCAGCGCCCATTCTCCTAGATAAGTCAGCCATACGTTCAGCAACTTCTGTTGCCGTTGCAGGTGTTCGATCAGGATTTCCAAGCATATCATTGTATAATGCACGTTTAATATTCAAACGCATATCACTTAAAACAAGTTGAGCTACATCAAAGCGACCAGCAGCTTGAATTGGTTGCAAACCAGCAGACCCCATAGCTTTTGGAATTATACTCCCTGGAACGAGATTAATTGTATCAGGATTTACAACGCCATCATCTTCCATCTGGTATATTCCAGATATAGACATCTGAGCATTTTCTAAAATTAATTCTATAGTTAGGTTTGTTGTTTTGATTGCAGACAAAGCATTTAATAATGGGCCTCGACCATATATCTCACCAGCACATTTGTTCCAACGAAAGCAAATAAAAGGATTTGACCCAATGCCAGAAAGCTCTTTTGAATGTAGCAAAGTCTTTGTCGTTAAACATATTGCATAATGTAAGTAAGCCTCTTGGTTCTTTTTGGAATAATCTCTGCAAACAACTTCAAGAACTGTAGTTTCTTTATCAGCACCCATTTGAGATAAAACACGCTGATCAAACTTTCCATCAGGATACATAATAGGTAAATGATCAAACTTTACCTTTTTACGCTCTCTGTAAACATGATCAATCCTATCATCAGGACCAGTATCAAGCACAACATGTGGTAAAGGAATTGCGCTAAAAGTAATTGGATTGAGTGAATCACCTTCTTCAACACACAAAATGCCAGTACCAACAGCCAAGTCCATAAAGGATTCGTGAACCTCTTGACTGAAATTAGAGTTATTTAAGACTTCAAAAACATAATCAGTAACTTCATCAAGAACATTATCAACCTCTTCGCGTTGATCTACAGGTATTTCACTCCCTGCCGTAAGGTCTGCCCATCGAGCAAAGTTTGGAACAATACCTGATTGTAAGCGACTTGCAAACTCTTGAGTACCAACAACAGCAGTTTCATCAAATATCTTTTCGTCTCTACGCTGACCAGCCTCTTCATAATAAAATGACTCTCTTTGAGGTAAAGCATACTCATAGCACTCTTCAAAAAGAGGAACCCAGTTTTCACGAAAGGCTTTAGCTTTCTTATAACTTTGAATATATTGACTGGCTATTTTATCCATTAGTCAAACCTACCTAAAAATCCACCACGACCAGCAGAAAATAAAGACCTTCTGGTTCTAGCAGAACCTCTTTTCATTACTGCTTCTTGAATATCTTCACGTTTTTTAATCGCTCTTTGTTCAGCTTCCTGTCTTTGAGACTCATCAGCTTCCATGCGTTGAGTTACAGCCGTTTGCTTCTCTGCTCTACTTGGACCAAAACACATAACTATCTCCTTATGTTATCTTTCGTAAGCACAAAAAGAAATAAATCTCAATGCACAAACTACATTCTAGCCCAAACACTTTGCTTGCGCTGCTTTGTATTTTTCTTAAACACATCAAAATTGCGACTAGCAACAACAACTCTCGCTGGTTTTTGTGTATTTAATAAAGCTCTACCCTCCCCAGCGCCAAGAAACAAGTATTGAGCTGCATCATGAACGTGAGAAAACATATTCTTATCTGGTTTGTCTGCGTATCTTTCACCAGAAACTTCCATACGCTTATAGGCATAACCACCCTCAAACCCCTTAATAAGCTGAGGGCAGCGCCTATCTATTAAAAGTGCTGACTTACCATCGACCATCTTCGTTAATTGGGAGGAAACCGATTCTAATCGAAGATCAACAGAGTTGGAGGGAGCTGGAAACGCCCTCAAGCCAGCACCGCGCAAAATATGAAAGGGAGTAGATTCATCTGTTTGCGCTCTAAAGTCACCAGAAGGATCGCCATAAATAATTACTTCAGAAGCAGCAACAAATCTTGTAGATAATTCTTGTCTAAGAACTTCTGCAAAACGAACGATGCCCATGTCTACGGCTACAATTTCTGATTGCAAATACCATCGACCTCGTACTTTCTGCCCAAGAACTGCGGCTGGTGTTAACCCAAAGTCTACGCCAACATATACAGGAACGTTGGCTGCTACTGGTATTTCTTCTTTTGCAATGTGAACTTCTGGTGCAAACATAGGGTATACTGGCTTTCCATCTTGTATGTGACCTAAACGATTCATCACATATACATCTATCCATGATTTTGTCTTACCTCTAATAAGATTGGAATAGTAATTTGCAAGCATGTTCTTACAATTCTCAGCTTGCTTATTATTTAAATAATCAAGAATCTCTCCATCTTCATCTTTCTTTTCAACCATTCCAGAGGGTTGCGTAAAGAAAGACCAGTTGTCTGGCCTCACTAACATCTTAGCTTGCTCTCTAGGAATATGGTCTGGAATAGGAACTTCGCCTGACATAATAGGCCACCAGTGATCTTCCTCTGGAGCATTAGTATCTGCGATTACACCTGTCCAAGAAGGGCCTCCATCACGCATTGAAGGGAAACGACCGACACGCATAGTACAAGCATCAATAATAGATTTTGGTATTTCTCTTGCTTCATTAATCCATACCCCTGTTAATTCAAGTGATAGAAGTTTCTTAACATCTTCAGGTCTATCCAAAGCTAAGAAGATAATCTCAAGGTCAATCTCCCCCTTTTTAATATGATGAGTATAAGGAACAGACCAATGAAACCTACCCCAATCAGCTTCTGGAAACCAATCGAGCCAAGTCTTAATAGTTGTTGTTCGAAGTTGTGGGTTGGTATTTCGAATGATAGCCCATCTACTTTTACGAATACCATCAGGGCCTTTCTTTTGTTCTAAGGCTCTGCGAAAAACCTCGACACAACAACCAACAGATTTGCCAGAACCAACTGGACCTCTAATGCCACGAAAGAAAGTATGGTCTTTCATAAAAGACTTTAGTACATCACCATCAGGCTTGTACTTAAAATTAATCACCTTAATCCCTTATCAACGCCAAGCTTAATCATATTTTCAGCAACTTCAGGACCAATGTTGTCAATAATATTATCGACCATATAGTTAGTCACAAAGCTTTTGCCGTGTTTTTTAGCAAAAAATTTAAAGTGTTCTTTACGAACTATGTTGCGAAGAAGACGTAAATCTTCCTGTTTCAAAGTATTTACAAAGCTCACTTCTTTGCTTTCCTTTTCTTTGATTCATCGATGTTAGGCGTAGAAGGGTCATCAGCTTTAAATGTTCCTTTATTTGTTCTAGCCTTTACTGGCTCTTCACCTTCCTCAAGCTTTGCGGAATAACTCATGTGAGTTGCTTCAGTCCAAGTAAAGCCATGAAGAGTATGAGTTGGACCTGTCCACAACTCTCCAGTGTTTCTAATATACCATGCCATTATGTTCTATATCTCCTTACTTTCTTAGCAATTTCTTTGGGTTGGGCTACAAACTGTTTGCCTTTACTCTTACCCTTTCGTTTAGCTCTGGTTGTGGCTGCATATTCAGCATCACTAAGAGCAGCAATAGCCTTGCTAGGTAAGTACCGTTCACCAGTTTCACCAGACTTCTTCCCAGACTTAGTGCGCCACTTCTGCTTGCCCCAATTAAGCAGCGATTTTTGTGATGCTTTCATCTCTAGGTCTCTCCAACAACCAAATTGTATAGTAACCAAAATCATCAACATTAGAAACAAATGAAACTTCTTGATACATTAATTGTCTTACCGTAGTAACAAAAGTATCTGCACTAGCACATTCAATTTTAAACGTCATTATTTATATCCTCCACCACGTTTTTTATATTCCTTGGCAAGTAACTGCGCCTTTCGAGCAGACCACTGACCAGCAGCCGTACCCTGTACAGCACTTGCTTTTATTCTTTGAAACAAAGTCTTTCTCATTGTAGGCTTTGTATAATTACCAGCTGCATTAACCGCCATTAGGGAAAACTCTTTTCTGGATCAGGAAACTTCTCAAGCTTAGTATCAAGCTCCTCAATCTTCTTTAATAAAGTACGCCTAGTATTCTGAAACTTACTAGTTTGCTCCTTAGTAGCAGTAACACTTCTTTGCATCTTTGCCTTTGCTTTGCCAATAAAAGTAGTAGGCTTGGGAGTAACACTAAGGTTATCCAGTTGCTCTTGCAAATCTTCCCTCTTCTTCATAAGGGTTCTCATTGCATCCATTCTAGTCTTAGGCCTTTGCATTTTTAGCCCTCATAATCTTACGCTTCAATGCTGGCGGTAATGTCTTTTGCTTGCCACTCAACATTGTTTTCTTCTTAGGTCTTCCAACCTTATCACCATAAGTCCCCTTACCCATCGGCATTACGAATCTCCTTTATATGGATTTAACAATGAACGTCTTTGACTTCCCAATCTAACATCACGAAATACTGGCTTCGCTATAGACTTCTTACCAGACTTAGCCTGACTTAAAAGCAAAGAAGGAAGAGGACCAAAACTCTTCTTCTTCTCCTGATACATACTCTCCGCACTAGGACCACCAAAACACATCAGCTCTTCCTATTCCTTCTTGCAAAATTACGCGCAGCCTCAACACTGCCAAAACCCCAAGCCTTCAATGCCAAAGCCTTCCTAGTCGGCCTTCCCTTCTCGTCCTTCATCGGACCCCTCATACCAGCAAATCTAGCCGCAAAAGAAACCTTCCTACTAAACCTTTTACTCCCAGCCTTAGGAGTATCTTTAACAGGAGGCTTTAAATTAGCCCCCTCAGTGCGCTTAAAAAAACGCCTACCAGCAGCAGTTAAACCACCCTTCGGATTCTTATGCTCTTCCCTCATAAAAAACCCTTAGCATACAAAAAATATTCTTGGCAATGCACAAACCTTTTTTACTAATAATGTGAGTAAGGGACCAGTAACATAGCGAGTGCTTGTAGTTTCCTCCCCCACCCCCTAGCTAAGGTCAATGGAAACCTTTATATCCCCCGCCACTTGTACCTGTGATCGATCGATGGGTTTATACCCAGCACGATCCAATAAATCCTTACTCGCCTCGAGCTGAACGTACTCAGACTTAGCGTTCTGAGCTAACCTACGAACAGTACCAACTGCTACAGTAGCACTAACTCCAAACTCTTCATTCATTCGCTGCATCATATACTGTTGCACATGAGGTGTCTTCAGTGCTTTGTAAGCAGAGACATATCCAGATTTACCTTCAGCGTATCCAGCTTCAACAGCGGCTTTAGCTGGTGGTAATCCTTTTGCTACCATTATATCCACCAGAGCCATTTGTTTATCAGTGAGTTTCTTAACAGCAGGTAGCATATCAATCCTTCTTTCTTAGTGTAGTAAACAGCACTTAGCTAAGTGTTGTATACTAACATATAGCTAAGAGTATGACGTCTTTCAAATAGAAGGATTGAGATACTCTAAACCATTGTTTCATTTACTAGCCCCCCTCTCCCTCTCTCCCCCCATTTGGACACTAGTTTGTACTAACCTGTCAATACGTGACGTTACGTCACTAGTATAGTTACGTGGGGTCAAATGGCTAATTAGGGGATTGACCCCTATTTATCCATGTGTCGTTCACACTCTACACTTCCTACGGAGTGAAGACACAACGATCTCGCTCTGCGAGGTCTCGCTTCTATGTCTAGCTTGGTCAATCGTCTACACTCCCGACTTTGCTTTAGCAAAGCTCGTCCACTCCATCGATTGCCTGAGTAAGCCCTAGTAACTGAGCGATCCCTCACTCGCTCGATCATTGATCTATCTCTAACACACAATCTTACAATACTAACTTCCAGTTGGGCTTACGAATCAGCCCACCACAAGGACGGCAGTTCGTAACGTCATACAAGATGACGTAACGAGCCTACCGCCAGCAAAGCTGGTCTTGGCGATCCTTGCAGTGAACAGATTCGCTAGCCTCTCCTATCCTTGTACATGAAGAATGTATGTACGACATAGACAGATATAGGAGAACAAAATGTCTAAGCTAATCAATGAACTTATCAATCTTACACTAGATACAGAAATCTACAATTCATACGAAGACAAGTGGACACACGAAGACCAGATGGCTTTCCCACGGAAGATCATGATGGAAGCCATGATGGACAAGCTGTACTGGCTTACCAAAGGAAAGAACAGCAGCACTAAGCCATCTGGTAGCGAAGCCTACCTTGAGACGAAACAAGCTCAGGTGACATACGCACGACAGACCTTCCGAGGTGACGAAATCTCACTCATCAAGCTTCGCGGCTCTATCGCTAACTGCCAAGCAGCAGCCGACAAGCATACAGTACTAACTGATATGCAAGCTCAACTACACAAAGCTTACATCCAATCATACGGAGAAGATTACCTACCGTATGGTTCAGCCCCAGCGTCAAACGTTCCTGTCGCTGCTGAGTCGGACATACCGACTGACATTCAGCAACAGCTTGAAGCACTAGGCATGGCTGAACCAGCTAATGATGAGCCAAGCAAGAAGAAGAAGAAGGCTTCTTGATAACAATGGGTAGAGGTTAATAGCCTCTGCCCTTTTTTTTTATGCTTCATTCTCACTCTAGCCTAGCTAGGGTGAGTGTGTGTGAATTTGCAGCAGCAAGTCACAATACAAAAATGAAACTAAAAATAAAGTGACGTAACGTAACAAATGACAGTACTGCATAAGTGCAACTACTATCTATTTGAAAGGAAACGTAATGGAGTTCTTTACTCTAATGACTGTAGTTTACATGATGAATCAGCAGCCACAAGAGCTGAAGATTTGGTTTGAAAACGAAAGTGATTGTTGGAGTGTGCTTATGCAAAACGACTCACTCTACGATCAGATCAATGCTAAAGCTGGATGGTGTGAAGTAAGCTACATAACCTCAAAATTAATTAGGCCAAAGATAAGGCCACAAAACTAAGGAGAACAAAAATGAAAACACTTGAAAAAGAATTACGCAAAGCATTAGAAAAAGAACTTGGCAAAGAAGCTAAGTCTTGGCTCGATGAGAAAGTAATTATAATTACCTCAGATGATAATGAAGGAGAGCAATAATGCAGATAACATATGATAAGAAACGATACCCAGAAATGAGTACCCATGATATGTGGGCAACAGGTGGGTATGTACCAATATGGGTAGTTGAATGGAACCTACGTCATGCTTTTGGCGCAGAAGAAAACTTAATTGATCATCTTGATAATTCATATAAACGAAGAGCAGGTATGTCAGTAAAAGACAATTCTCTTGGTGGAAAGATAGATGATGAAGGTGTCTATCGATACCCAGAGGATGAACCAATGTATCCATACATGACTTGGGAAACTAGAGATGGAACAGTTTATTTCTATCCTTACTCAGTCATGGGAATACCAACTGGATCAGAACATTACGCAGTGAGGATGGACTGATGGAATTAATTGAGGGGTATTACGACTGTGTACCAAAACGTACAGTCAATGAACGACATGGTTCATGCACTTCTTATATAGCGTACATGAATGGGCAGCCATCATTTACTTTATATTTATATGACAAAAGCCCAAACATGATTTCTATTCACGAAGGAGTAAGTGATGACTAGATCAACACCTAAATTTACAGGCAGAGACTATGAGTTTATTGCAGATAAGATTGCTCCGCATCTTAGTTGGGCAACAGCAATCAAGTATGTTGCTGATGAACTGAAAGCTACCAATCGAAACTTTAACTATGATAAGTTTGTAGAACGTGCTGAACGAGCATGGGAAGAAAACTATAACCTCAGCAAAGAAAACTTTGATGATGAAATCCCATATTAAAGGAGAGATAATGAGTAAGGTAAAATTATATGTAATGAATCGAGAAGAAAGAGCTGCTGAACGTGGAGCTGCTGATCGATACTATGGTCGCCAACCTGTTCCTCATATGTGGTTAGATAGCTTAGGCGTTAACTTTGTAAATGAAAAGCAAATGTCAACAAACGAAGTCGAAGCTTACTGGGAAGGATGGCGCAATGAAGAGGATAGAAAAGACTGGGGTGATACCTATTGACGAGTGCAGTATTTTTTCTGCATAAGTGCAGTATGAAATCATATCTAAACTATTTGCAAGATCGAGCAGAGGAGATTGATGTCTCCTTGCTAAAATGTTTTAAACGTGCTGAGATTCCTACCTCAACATATTATAGAACAGTCAATGGTAATACAGAACTTAGATACGATACAGCTGTGAAAGTAATCAATGTTATCGAAGAACTTAACTCGATACAAAAAGCCAGTGAGCATACCAAAGGACTACGAGAAGCTAATAAGCCTGTTGATCGAAGCTCGATTCGAGCAAGGTTTAAGCCAAGAGTCATTAGCTCATAAAATAGGTTGCACTTCTTCACTCATTCATAAGTGGGAAGCGCACAAGCGTATTCCCTCTGGGTTCATGTTAATTTGTTGGTTGGATGCTTTAGGATATGACATCGAAGTTACGAAAAGGGAAGTCGGCAACGTGTATAGCTTGTCAGATTAAAACAAATTGGTTCGTTGCAATTCTAAAAAGAAACTCAGGCCGTACAATGGAAAAGCATTGGTATGTATGCCTCAACTGTTATGAGGAAGATAAATGGCAAACCGTAACAAAAACAAAGGAACTTACCACGAAAAATGGTTTGTTCACTGGCTCGAAAAAGCGGGCATCAAAGCGAAAAGGCAACCCCTCTCGGGCAGTTTGGGAGGCGAGTATTCAGGCGACATCAAGCTCGAACTCAACGGAGAAGAATTGGTGGGAGAAGTAAAGTACAGAGACAAGTCTAACTTCCCTAGCCCATTCAAAGTATTAGAAGGCAGAGATATTGCTTTCTATAAAAGGCGGACTGGACAACCGCAAACAATAGTCATCATGAGTGGTGACAGATTTATAAAACTAATGGAGAACAAAGATGAGTGAACCAAGGCATGCAATGGTATTTATGTGCGATGAAAATAAAGCATGGCTTAATATAGTACCTGAAGCTGAAGGTGATGATAATAGAACACCAGCAGCTTCCAAAACATATGGACCATTCTATTCAATCAAAGAAGCTAGGTCTTTTGGTCATAATAATTTTCAAAACACTGGATTTGAAATACCACTTTTTAAATTAGTGGAGAGCAAAGATGAATCTTAAACAGAAGTGGTGGGAATGGCACAAACAAAACCCACATGTATTTGGATTGTTCGAAGAGTTTACTTTCAGAGCAATCAATCGAGGACACAACAGACTAAGTGCATGGCTTGTTGTTAATAGAATTAGATGGGAAACTAGCATCGAAACAAAAGGTGGTGATTTTAAAATAAGCAATGACTACATTGCGCTGTACGCCAGATACTTTATGCACTTGCACCCAGAATATAATGGCTTTTTTAAAATAAAGAAAATGAAAAGAGTAGAAATACAAGGAGAACAACATGAAGAATGTTACACATAAAGCAATCAAAGCAAATGTCTGGGATGCACACATTGCCAAAGCCAACAGCTCAGTGTCAGCACTCAAAGAATACAAGAAATCAAACTACCAAGTTGATGGATACCGCATCAATGCTAACCGCATTGTAAACGGTGAGCATGTTGGTGAAGACTGGCTTCGAGGTAAGCTAAAGAAAGAACTAATTAAACTTGGCTATTGCAAACCATCGGACTTTGAAAAGTATAACAAACCTAACGGCAGTATAAATATTAGTTGACCATACTGCACTAATGCAGTAGTCTAACCATTATAAATAAAGGAGAACAACATGAACCGCAAAGGATTCATAGGTGGCTCGGACTGTGTAAAAATTATGCAAGGCCACTGGTTAGAATTATGGCAAGTCAAAACTGGCAGAGAAATGCCAGAAGATTTGACAAACAACATTGCTGTGCAGCTTGGCATCTGTACTGAAGACTTCAATCTTAGTTGGTTCGAACATCAAAGAAATTGTATTCTTAGCCATCATCAGTATGAATACAAAGAAACTATTGGATCAGTGCCGGTAAAGGGTACTGTCGATGCTCGATTAATTAATGCTATTGTTGAGGCAAAACACACAAATGCTTTCAACAAAATGGAAGATGTCATTAAACTGTATATGCCACAGATACAACTCTACGCGCATCTAGCAAAAGCAGAAGGTGCTTACCTATCTGTCATCTTTGGTAACAGCAAATGGGAATCTACATATGTCGAATACAATGAGAAGTATTTCAATTCTATGTGGGCAGTGGTGTCGGACTTCTGGGGTTACGTGCTACGCGATGAAGAACCGATTGGCGTTGACTCCAAAGAATTGTCACATGACTACATTGCGGTGGACAATATGGTCAAACGAGACGCAACAACAGACAACCAGTTTGTCGATACAGCCATCACATACATACAAGGTTATGAGCAGAACAGAGTTTTCGAAAATGCAAAGAAAGACCTTAAGTCAATGGTCGGAGCTAACGAAAGAGAAGTGTACTGTGATTACCTTTCCGTCAAGCGAGACAAACGTGGATCATTAAGGATTGTAAAAAGGTGATTGTAAAGTTGTCTAAAAAAGAGATTGCCTCTTGTGAACAAGCTGCTGCTTTGAGATGGCAGTTAGCTAGAGCGTCTGGAGTAAAAAACCAAAGACGAGATAAAGGAAGAAGTGATAATGATTTAGACTTACTTGGAATAAAAGCAGAGGCTTCTGTCGCTAAAGTATTAAATGTTGAGCATAACCCATTTCAGTTTGGCATCGATAATGGAGCAGATATATGGCTCGATGAAATAAGCATTGATGTTAAATCAACTTTCTACAAAAGCGGAAAACTTTTATTTAAAAGTAAAGAATCTTTTAGAGCATTTTGCTCTGTTCTTGTTTGCCAGATTGATAAATCAACGATGAAAGTTGCTGGTTTTATATCTAAAGAAAAATTTATATCATCATGTTTTAATATTAACCTTGGTCATGGTGTAGGGTTTGCGGTTAATCAAAGTGAATTATCTTGCATATCTAAGTTATGGCTGCATCACACAAAACAAAAAGTAAAAGGAGAACAACAATGAGTAATAAACTAGACATTTGGAACAAGCTAGCTGCTTCAGACCCCAAATATCTGAAGCAAGTTAGCTTTGGCAGTAGATCATTTACAGCCATTGATCCTCAGTACCAAGTCAGAATGATGACAGAACAGTTTGGACCTATTGGTTTGGGGTGGGGTTGGCATAGCACAACTGAAATAGTTTCTGTTAGCAACGGAGACAGCGCTGTACTAGCGCATGTAACTGTCTGGCATACAGACAACCATCATTCCTTTGGTCCATTCACAGGCTGTCGTAAGTTCTTTGACGCAGCTAAAGGTCGTATGGCAGAGGATGCACCGAAGATGGCTATCACTGATGGTCTTACTAAAGCACTGTCGCATATTGGCTGTAATGCTGATGTCTTCTTAGGTGAAATGGATGGTAATAAATATGCAGCAGATAGTAATAAAGGTAAATCAAATTGGTAATTCTTGAGGTTGTGCATTGACCCTGAATCTTTGCATATTTCCACCTGATCGAGGGGCAGGTTCCTCAAGAACCCCTCACATAACTTTAACAAAGGAGCCAGAAGCATGGCAGAATATGACGATACAAACAGAGGCGCAGCTTTTACACCATTTCCTACTCAAAAGATGATCCTTCAAGGCAAGGTAAATGTTGAGGGTATTGACCATAAATTAATCTTGGTCAAAGATCAAACAAGAGATGGCACAGAAATTATTGAGATGTACACAAAGATGGGTGCAATGTTTGTTAATGATAAACGTGGCAATGATGCAGCTCCCGATTACTCTGGGCCTATTGGAAGCGACAAGCGTATCGCAGGATGGAGACGCATGAAAGATGATAAGCCTTATATGAGTTTCCAAATCAGTGATAAGCAAGCAAATGATAAACAAGAAACAAATTCAGAAAACACCTTGAAAGATGATGCAATACCATTTTAATATAAGAATGTTCTCTGGAGGTTCATACACTGCTGAAGTCCGTTTTGCCGAACCTCCCTTAACTGGCGCACCTTTTGGTGCGTCTTTTTTTTAGGAATAATAAATGACACCACTTGAGAAAATGAAAGCAGATGCAAAGATTTGCAATGCAAGACTTAAAACAAACAAGAATACTATCGAACCAAAAGTTCTAAGCAAACCAGTAAAACCTACACCAATAATAAAAACATCTGGAGAAGGTTGGCGCAACAACTCTCTATCTCAAAAAGAAATAGAAGACATAAAATACTTTAGAAGCAAAGGTTGGTGCGTAAGTTCAACAGCTATGGTTGTAGGTGTCAGCACAAAAACAGTGAGAAAGTATGATGCAAATTACAGAAACGCAGAAAGTTGAACTAAAGTTTCTTCAAAGAGAAGTAGATAAATGGCAAGATGAGCTATACAGATTAGATGCTCATCCTAATGTGCAAACAAATCTTTGGGTTGCTAGAAAAGAACTAAAGAAGTTTACCTCTCAGCTAAGAATAAAAGGAATTAATATCTAAACGCTTAACTCAAAATGAGGGGCATCAATAAACGGACGCCTACCTTGCGACCTTCGAAGATCGATGTACTCATTCATTGCATCTTCCATTGAGCCTTCGTACTCACCTATCGAATTGATGTGCCATGCTGCACCCCAACGAATATGAACACCAATATCATTAGCAGCTTCTTTCATAGCATCAGCTATATCATCATAGAGATTTAACTCCCAAGATACTCTTGATCCAATATAAGCAACTGTATCTATAGCAATACCTTCGAGATGCTTAGACTTCATTGTTTGAGATGCACCTTTATCGACAAGCTGACGCTGTTGCTCCATTGTTCGAAGGCCACCTAAGTGTGGAATGCCAAAGTCAACACTAGTAATTCCAATTGCATACTTAGCAACAGATACTAAACTTTTATCAACACCTTCAAGTCTACCTAAACTTCTTTCACTTAATTTAAATGTCATTTCTTACCTCCAAAAAATTTAGTTGCTGATCTTACTGCAAAACTACTAGCCACAATCACTCCTAAAGTATAGCTGTACCACTGGGGCATAGTTTCCAAAGCAGCAAAGCCATCTGTGACTGCTTCCTTAGCCCAATCAAATGGCAGAAATGAAAGGATTAATGGAATTGAAAAAAGTAAAACTAGATACTCATCTTTCCATGAGTTCTGAGTACCTTCAGCCATAATCTTTTCCCAATCAGCCTCGCTTGTAGCGGCCGATTTCATAATGGTAGCTTTCGCTTCTGCCTCAACTAACTTTAAATTAGAAGCAGCAGCTTGAGCATTTGCCTTACCTTCTAACCAACCCCCTGCAAGGTTAGCTATTGGGCCTATTAACTGTCCTATCATTTCTCACCCTCCATGCTCATAGTTGTTTTCTTATCTGACTTAGCGGAGTAAGCATTGAAACCCATAAACGCAGCAACAACACCACTAGCAGCAATAACATAAACAGATGCTATGTCTGTTATTAAAGTAGCTGCTTTGTCAAAGCCAAGAACACTAGCTAACAAAATAATAAATGGATAGATCAACATCCCTGCCAATGCAAAGCCTGTGTATCTACGCTCCGCATCACGCTTTAAATCTCTGTCGTTTATTTCTAAACGTCTTTCTTCTAGGCGTAGCTTCTCCCACTCGTCCGGTTGTATAACACCATCTCCGTTAGTATCAGCTTTGTCGAACTCTGTCATTTGCGTAATCCTG